ATGGGGCTTGACATTGAATTAAAACAAATGGAGTTATTTCAATTCCATGAGTTAGCAGATTATTACCCTGATGCACTTATGATGCAGGCCGTTGAAGTTTTGCGGGATATGTATAAGGTCGATGTTGCTAGTTTGCCTTTTCTCACTTATGAAGATGCTAAGGCCCAGATGCGGAGAGAGTGTACGAACTCCTCTGCCGGTGTCTATTGGCATTCTCGCAAAGTGATGACTAAAGGTGAGTTGGCGACACTTGACCCGGATGCATTCCGCAATGGCGTTTACGCTTATTTAGATGGTAAGCATCAGTGGTTTCCATGGTCTCTTGCTTTAAAGGATGAAATTCTTAAAGCAGAAAAAGTTAATGCTCGTGATACTCGTTTATTCACTGTTGCGCCTCCTGAGCACTATCTGGCCTGTCTGATAGTGTTCTCCCCCTTTTGTGACACCATTTATTCTAGTAGTCGCAGTAAGCCCATTATGGTTGGCGTTGGCACTAAGTACGGATTGTGGCAGGAAGCGATTTCTGCTCGCTTTCATGGAAAATGCCTCTCTATTGATGGGAAGAAGTACGACACGCGTTTGGTCGCCTCTTTGTTATGGTATGCAAGTTTGGTTCTTCAGGACCATGTTGTAGATAAATATAAAAAGGCTGCTGACGTGTTGATTACGGAAACTATTTATGCGCTGTTAGTAACATTTGGTGGCACTGTACTTGCAAAACATGGTGGCAATGCATCTGGTGGGTACTTAACGCTAGTTTTAAACTGCTTAGCGCAGTTATTGTTATTGATTCGCTCTAACTTAAAACGGTGCGGTTGTACTATCGGAAAGACGTTAGTCCCTGGTATAGTTGGTGATGATGGAACTTATTGCTTGAATGGCTGTCGATTAACTGCGGAAGATTTGATTTTTGATTTCGGTGAGTATGCCACCATATTGAAAGATGTGGAAGAGCATGACTCACTGGACACTATTAAGTTCTGTGGTATTTCTTTAGTTAACGGGCGATTAATACCACGTGAAAATAAGTTTTATGCTTCTATTTTCTACCGTCGGGGACGTTCAATCCCCTTCGACTACCAGCGGCTTTTGAGCCTTTGGAAGGAGCT